TAAATGAACATCAAACAAATGTTGATGATTATATCGAATCAACAAATGATGATGATTTAACTATCTTAGGATTAATTGATTTCTTAGGATACTAAAAACAAATTAAAAAAAAAATAATTTTTTATCTTAGTCTAAACAACTAAGATTTTTTTTATGTCATATTTTATTTTGGGTTGTTTCTTTTCTTTCCTTTGTTGTTGTAAATAACTAATTTTAAATTTTACTTTGCACGGTTGCCAGGTTGCGACAGGTTGCCACAAATAAATACTATT